ATTTCACCGACTGCATCAGGTAAATCTTTGATGATTTATTCTGTCGTTAGATATTTTGCAGAGAGAAATAAAAAGATCCTCCTAGTGGTCCCCACAACGTCCCTGGTCGAACAAATGTATAAAGACTTTGAGGACTATGGTTGGAACGCTGAAGACTTCTGCCACCGCATTTACAGTGGACGTGAGAAGACGAATGAGTTCCCCGTTGTCATTACTACTTGGCAGTCTATCTACAAACTACCTAGAAAATTCTTTGATGGTTTTGATGTAGTAATTGGTGATGAGGCCCACCAGTTTAAGTCAAAATCTCTAGTAGGTATCATGACTAAACTTGCAGATGCAAAATATAGATATGGTTTTACTGGAACTTTAGACGGAACACAAACACATAAGTGGGTATTGGAAGGACTGTTCGGTCCATCTTACAAAGTTACTCAAACTAAAGAACTTATTGATAAAGGACATTTGTCTAAGTTACAAATTAAAATCCTTATCATGAGACATAATCCTCAAGTGTTTGAAACATTTGAAGACGAGGTTCAATTTATTATTGGACATGAAAAAAGAAATAACTTTGTAAAAAATCTTGCATTAGATCTAAAAGGAAATACCTTGGTATTATTTGCTAGGGTTGAATCGCATGGACTACCTCTTTACGAAGCGATAAATAGTTCTGCGGAGAAAGGAAGAAAAGTATTCTATGTTCACGGAGGAGTGAACGCAGAAGAAAGAGAACTTGTAAGAGAGATTACTGAAAAAGAAAATAATGCAATTATTGTTGCCTCTTATGGAACTTTCTCAACTGGAATTAATATTAAAAACTTACATAATGTAATCTTTGCATCACCATCCAAATCTAGAATCAGGAATCTACAATCTATTGGTAGGGTTCTAAGAAAAGGAAATGGTAAGAATCAAGCAGTTTTATATGATATTGCTGACGACTGCACAAAACAGAATAGAAAAAACTACACTCTCAATCATTTAATTGAAAGGGTAAAAATATACAACGAAGAACAATTCAATTATGAATTCATCCAAGTAAATCTAAAAGAGTAATATGGAAGAAGATTTCTATGCAGTAATAAAATTAGTTACGGGAGAAGAAATCTTCTCATCAGTTTCTCCAGAAGAGACTGAAGATAAAACTATGTTGGTATTACATAATCCAGTTACTATTGAAGTTATTACATTACCACATAAAGGTATTCAAGGATATAAAATAGATCCTTGGTTGAGATTTGCTGATGATGATTGCTTTATACTAGATATGGAAAGAGTAGTTACTCTTAGTGAAGTGAGAGATCGAGATTCAATTCAGATGTATCACAAATTTTTGAATCAAAAGAATAAGAAACAACCTATGTCTGGATCTCAAGATCCAACAGAAACCTTAGGTTATCAAGGTAATGTTTCCGAAGCTCGTATTCTCTTTGAAAAGCTTTATAAAAAGAAAGCTGATCTTTGAAACTCCACAGAGTCATTGTACATAATATCTTAGGGTATTGTCAACAGCTCAACTTTGTGTTACAATCTAAACATTAACAAAGGACCCATGAGATGCAAAAACGCAAGAGATCAGAACATTACGTTAATAACAAAGAGTTTCTAGAAGCAATCGTTAAGTATAAGAACGATGTTGCAGAGGCTGCAGAGAAAGGTGAACCGAAACCACGTATTACTAATTACCTTGGTGAGTGTTTCTTGAAGATCGCTACCCACCTGTCTTACAAACCAAACTTTGTCAATTATATGTTCCGTGAGGACATGATCTGTGATGGAATCGAAAATTGCGTTCAGTACATTCATAATTTTAATCCTGAGAAATCCTCGAATCCTTTTGCTTACTTTACGCAGATCATTCATTATGCGTTTCTCCGTAGAATCCAGAAGGAGAAGAAACAAATGGAGATCCGTACCAAAATCATTGAGAGGTCTGGTTACGACGAAGTGTTCACAGTAGATGGTGACAATTATAATTCTGCAGAGTATAATTCTATTAAGGATGCTATTCAAACAAAGATGTATCAATGAGTTCTATTGCACTGATTACTGATACTCATTACGGTGGACGTAAAGGAAGTAAAAACTTCCATGAGTATTTTAGAAAATTTTATGAAGACATCTTTTTTCCAGAACTAGAGAAACGTAATATCAAAAACTGTATTCATCTTGGTGATGCATTTGATAGTAGAAAGTCTGTTGACTTTTGGTGTCTCAACTGGGCAAAAGAAAATGTATATGACAGATTCAAAGATCTAGGTGTCACTGTTTACCAGTTGGTTGGTAATCATGATGCATATTATAAGAATACGAATGAGGTCAACTCGATTGATTCTCTTCTGTCTGAATACGATAATGTTATTCCTATCTCTGGTCCTGGTGAGTATAACATTGACGGATTCAAAGCATTCATGGTTCCTTGGATCTCTCAAGAAAATTTTGAAGAGACGCAAGAAAAAATCGCGAAAACCAAAGCAAAGGCTGCATTTGGTCACCTAGAACTCAATGGATTTTCTACATATCCTGGTCATGTTCAACAACATGGTATGAGTGTAGACATGTTCCAAAAGTTCAGAATCACTTGTTCTGGTCATTATCACACCAGATCAAATGACGGAAAGATCTTTTATATCGGTAATCCCTATCAGTTGTTCTGGAATGATGTGGATGATAAGAGAGGATTCAACTTCTTTGACACTGAAGATTTTAGTTTAGAGTTTGTTCAGAATCCATACACTATCTTTGAAAGAATCTATTACGAAGATCAGAATGCAAAACTTTTTGATACTAGAAATCTTAAAGACAAAATCGTAAAGGTAGTGGTAAGAAAGAAGTCCGATCCGTTAATGTTCGATAAGTTTATCGACAAGGTTTACAAGTCGGGTATTCATGATCTTAAGATAGTAGAAAATTTTGAAGTCAACGATGACGATGTTGATTTTGATGGTGAGAAGATCGAAGACACGATAACAATTCTCAATAAATATGTTGAAGACTCGGATTTTGATCTGAACAAAGAACGAGTAAAACAACTTCTGAGGGAAGTCTATCAACAAGCTTGCGAGGTCGAATGATGTATATCCTCACAATTTCTGGTCAAGAAGAAGAAGGTGCATACGCTGTAGAAGATGACTACGGCGATAAGACCCTCTTTTTCTTCCAGGAAGAGGATGATGCAGAACGTTATGCCATGCAGTTGGAAGCAGATGATTTTCCAGAAATGGATGTAGTGGAAGTAGATTCCGAACTTGCAATATCCATGTGTAACAAGTATAATTATAGGTATTCGATTATAAGTCCAAACGAGTTAGTTATACCTCATTATGATTCTTTTCAAGACGATTCGTTGGAAGAACTTCCTGAGCACGGGGAATAATTTTACCGAGGTTGATTTTCAAAAGTCAAACACTAATTTGATCATGGGATCAAATGGTTCGGGTAAGAGTACCATTTTGGATGCTCTTACCTTTGTTTTGTATAACAAACCATTTCGTAAGATCAACAAACCTCAACTTGTAAATTCGGTCAATGAAAAAGATTGCCTAGTAGAGATTGAATTCTCTATCGGATCCCGAGAGTATAAGGTAATTCGTGGAATCAAACCAAACGTTTTTGAGATCTGGATAGACGGTAAGGTTCAGAACCAAGATGCAGCACAGGCTGATCAACAGAAAAAACTTGAAGAGGGTATTCTTAAACTAAACTACAAGTCTTTTACTCAGACTGTAATTCTTGGATCTGCTACATTTGTTCCTTTTATGCAGTTGACATCTTCAAATCGTAGAGACATTGTAGAAGATCTTCTGGATATTAAAATCTTTTCTACAATGAATGGAATCCTTAAGGATAGGGTTCGTTCTT